TCTTTAATTCAGTACAATTAACAGATAGTTTAGGTGGAACTTGTCAAGGATTCTTATGGACAGACGCAGCTAATACTTTAAAAATAGGTACGGGTACGGTTGCAGGTGGTAATGTTAAGATGACTATCACTTCCGCTTGAATTTGCCAAAGTTAAAACTGAAGAAGCACTTGTACCCGTAAACGTCGCACTCGTACCGCTTAAAGCTCCAGTTAAAGTGCCTCCGCTTAAAGGTAGGTAAGAGGATAACTGAGAAGTTAAGGCAAGTGTACCAGAAGTTGTAGGTAAAGTGTATCCTTGTCCAGTTGTGCTAGCTAAACTTTGGGCAGTTAATACACCGCCAAAATAGCCTGTATTTACAAACGTTGCAGAGCCAGTTACATAAAGAGCTGAACCTCCTGTATTTGTAATGACAACAGCGTTATACCCAGGATTTGTCTGAGTAACATATAAAGCATTGTTAGCTGTAGTATTGCTAATATTTACAATTGGAGCGGAAACTGTGCCACTAAAGCTACCTGAGCCATCTTCGTAAAACGCAATCCTATTCGCTCCGTTCTTTTGAATAACAAAAGGAATAGCTGTAGAAGCTGTCTCATTATTGATAATAAGTCCGTATCCAGAAGTATTGTTATTTACTCTAAAACCTCTGCCTCCTGTATTAGTTACAAGTACACCATCAGCACTAGCTCCAGCGATAAATCGACCCGAGCCATTCACATCTAACTTGTATCCAGAACCAGACGTGTAGCCAACCAACACATCAAATCCGTTAGTCACCACTAACGCAGACGAACCACCTACCTTTAAGTCAATCGCTTTAGTAGATAACGTGTTATAAACGTTTAGAGAGAAACCTACCCCTTGGTTAATTGTAAAATTAGCAGAGGTATCTCCAGTTGTATTATTTAACGTAATAACCGGATTAGTACTTCCTGTACTAAATATAGCTGTACTAGCCAAAAGACTATTACCTCCTAAATCTAAATTTCTACCAATTACAGATTCTTCATTACATTCACTACACTTCATTATTATCCTCCATTAATATAGTTGATAAAAAAAGAAAGAACACAGGTATGTTACCTTTATAGAATATGTTGTTGTTCTATCGTTCTTTCTATTATAGGCATTGTAATTATTGCGATCACTCTCCCTGAGGAGTTAGACCGTCAATATAGGTGCACCATTGATCAATGCTGTCATCCGTGAGCACAAACTGCTCCAGAAATACGCGACGTGAGTAACAACGGATGTTGTCACCCATCTTCGTCATGAAAAATCCAGGATAAACTCGCCAGATATTTGGAACCAAGCGACGATCGACATAAATAAACTTTGTCTTATCGTCCTCTCGCTCCCGGAGTTCTCCAATTAAAGGAGCGATCTCAGCGATATTTTCTTCTGTGATTTCGACAGCTTCAACCTTAAAAGGCTTACGCACGAATGTGTTATAGTTGATTGACATAATATTTCCCTTATTCTTCATCATCTTCGGCGATTAAGCCATATTTTTGTTCCAAGAGGTCTTCCTGGATTGTTACAAACATACTCTGCAAATATGCTTTGATACCCTTTTTACCGTTAACATCCCACTCGTAACCACGAGCGATCAAGTCAACGAGTGAAATATCAGCATAGTCAAGAGTCTCGACCATTTCTTCGCTTATTGGTGTGCGTCCAGCGCTTGTGATCATTACGATCCGTGGGGGTCGATTCTTGAAGTTCACTGCCACTTGGATATAGGCAGTAGGATCATCACCTTCTTCACGAGGACGAAGCCATTTGACGTTCCACCCATCTGCTTCCATTTGGGTTGCGACGTCCGTCGGCAGGAGTGTGCTGAAGTTTCTATCCCCAGCACGGTTATATTTATCTTCCTTACCTGCAAAGTTTTTGAAAACGAGCGTAGCGTCTTCAACCATAAATGTTTTAGCCTCAGCCATTATAATCTCCTTTAATTAAATGTTTCTTATTTCACCTAACTATTATACTAATCCAAATAATTTGGTGTGTCAAGTGGTTTATTCTTTCTAAATTTTAAAAGACCAAAACTTTTGAATAACCCAAAATTTCTTTGTTATTCATGGTTTTATTATCTCAAAACTTTTTAGGTTTGTCAACATTTATTTTTCTATAACTTTTTGTTGCCCTAACTTTTGTGTTCCTGTTCTGGTATGGCTGTACATATTCCTTGAGTATACCTTATGATTGTAATGGATGCCTCGGTTCTATATACCAGTATACCTTTTTTATATACATTTTTGGAATTTAAGTATTATAAATGCCGGCATATTTATTGGAATTCAATGTTTTAAATGCCGGCATATTTTATTAGAATTCAGTTATTTTAAATGTCAATAATTTAGTGAAAATAATAAGTTTGAACCATTCAAGATTTATTGTTTCCAAGATTAGTTGTATCCAGGTGAGTTATGTTGAATAATGTTTTGTTCACACCATGAACGGGCCATTATTATATAGCCGGGCCGGGAATATGAATGCCGGCAAAAGTTACCAAATAAACCTTTTTGCCGCAATCAACATTTACCCTTGACACCTATATCTATCCCATATAAAATATAGTAACATACAAAAATTTATTCTTACCCTTTTATATAGGCAAACTTCCTGTGGCACAAAACACTTCTCAATATTCCAAATTAAAGGAGCTAAAAACTCAGCATAGAACCATATGCCAAATGTCTTTCAATGGTTTTACTAATAACGAAATCTCCGAAAAGCTGGGCATGTCGCCGGGCACGATATCTTGTATTCTTCGCAGCCCATTAGGGGAAGCCTACATTAGTGGTTTACATGATCGAGTGCAAGAACAAACAATTGACGTACGCAAGCAATTGATTGGAATGAATAAGGATGCCTTATCAGCTATAAGTCGAATACTCGATCCGAAACAAAAAGCTCCGTTTAATGTCCAATTAACCGCTGCAAAAGATGTGTTGGATCGCAATGGTTATAAAGCTCCAGATCGTATTAACGTAGACATGTTTGTACAAAAAACTGATTTAGAAATTGATGCAGAAATAGCAGCTATGGAAGCAGCTATAGCAAGAACTCAACATAAGTCATCAGATATCGTTCCTCCTAATGATGAAATAATGCCCAATAATAATCCATTCAAAGTATCCGCTTTAGCTGCTTCCATTCCACTTGACATACCTGAAGAAGTATCCACAAAGTTAAATGATCCTTCTTTTGATCCGTTCAAAAATATCGAGTTATAACCATGCCTGATTTATCCACCATGAGCAGGGATGAAAAAGAGCATTATCTAAAATTACTGAAAACCAAAAACATTAGGTTAAAGCAAAATAAGATAGCTCAATTCTTTCCTGAAGACGGTCCACTTAGTAGGCACAACTATCCCAAGCATATGGAATTCTTTCGGGCAGGCAAGAAATTTCCCCAGCGCTGTATCATGGCAGCAAACCGGATAGGCAAGTCAGAATCAATAGGTGCGTATGAAACTACTTGTCACCTCACAGGAAGATATCCTAATTGGTGGGAGGGAATCCGCTTCAATCGGCCAATAAATTGCTGGGTAGCGGGAACTACTGGAACAACAGCCAGAGACATTGTACAATACAAACTAATCGGGCCACCTGAAGAATTTGGAACAGGCTTAATCCCTGAGAAATACATAATCAAGACAACACCAAAAGCCGGCGGTGTACCAAATGCAGTAGACACAATATTAATCAAGCATATTTCAGGTGGTATGAGCAGATGCAAGATTAAGTCCTATGCCGAAGGTAGAAAGTCATTTGAAGGCACAGAACAAGATTTAATTTGGCTTGACGAAGAATGTCCCATAGACATATACACTGAATGCCTTACTCGAACAATGACAACTAACGGATTAATTATGTTAACATTCACTCCGTTAGAAGGTATGACTGAGACGGTTTTACAATTCATGCCGAATGGTCAATTGATAGAAAACCAATCAGGCGGTAAGTGCCTAATCACTGCTACTTGGGATGATGCGCCACACCTAACTAAATTACAGAAAGAAACCCTTTACAATGCATTACCGCCTCATCAGCGAGAAGCAAGATCAAAGGGTGTTCCTCAATTAGGCTCAGGTGCAATTTATCCAATTCTCGAATCAAATATTACTGTAGAAGATTTTGCCATTCCCAAACATTGGCTTCACTGTTATGCTATGGATGTCGGCTGGAATAGAACTGCAGCAATTTGGGCAGCCACAGATCCTACGACAAAAATAACTTATTTATATTCCGAATATTATCAAGGCAACGCTGAACCGATTATCCATGCTGAAGGAATAAAATCCAGAGGTGCTTGGATACCTGGAGTGATTGATCATGCCGCGCATGGACGCAGTCAAGTAGATGGACAAAACCTTTTTGACATTTATTACACTTTGGGTTTAGACATATCTAATGCAAACAAAGCTGTCGAAGCTGGCATATACACCGTGTGGCAATTATTATCTACAAACAGACTAAAAGTTTTTCGTTCTCTCGGTTGTTGGTTTACAGAATTCCGGCAATATTGCCGGGATACTGATGGAAAAATAATGAAGAAGAACGACCACCTGATGGACTGTACAAGGTATTTGATTATGTCAGGTTTAGATCGCGCAATATCTCGACCATATTGGGAATTCGAAGCTTGGGAAGAAAGTGATATATCATCAACTCGTGAATGCAACGCAATTACTGGATATTAATAAATGGCTATGTTAGAAGAAAATCTTGATCCTTCCCAGCTTGTTATGGAACCACAATCCGGTGGAATGCCGAATATTTGGGCAGAAGAAACTCCAGTAGAAGACATAATCAATCCGCCAGCACAAAATATGGATATAGATCTTACTGTTGAAGAAGAACTTTTGTCTGCTGAAGCAATGTTGATGTTAACAAATCTTGCAGACAAACAACCTAAGGAAGTAATCACCGATCTGACGACCAAAGTATTTGAAGGATATAAAATTGACTTAGATTCCCGAACTGAATGGGAAGAACTAAATAAGCAGATCATTGATCTTATAAAGCTCTTAGTAAAGAAGAAAACCTACGCAGGTGATGTTGTAGCGAATATTAAGTATCCACTAATCACCAATG